GACAATGGCTGTAATGAAGTTGTAGTTAAGTTTGACAGGCAAGGTATAATATCGGTTGAACCCATAATAGAACAAGAATGAAAAGAATAATATGGACAATTATATGTGTGGCAACAGTAATTATATGGTATGGGATATACCTTATTTTTAACGCAATACGTACATTCCTTTAGGCACAGTACGCTCAAGGGCGTATTGAATTGCATAGCGACTCGCATCAATACTGTGATTCCAAGAGTCTCTTGGTATGCTACCCTTTAACTTCCAAGCATAATTATTAAACTCTCGTATTAAATTCACAGAGTCCTTATCAACTATTATGTTGTAGTCTTGCATAAGTGCAATCCCAGATAATATACTACCCTTCTTTTTAATAGTAGGCGTAATGTTTCTAAGACCTTTAGTCTTTAACTCTGATATGAGTCGAGGCTCACTATTGTCGCATACTATTAGATTGTTGCCAGCATATCTCCTGCAAAGCTCAAATATATTAGATGTAGATAGTCCAGCCTTGTAGAAGTGTTCTTTTATCCAGATAGTCTTTCGCACCTTGTCTGTTGCTATTTCCACTAATGCCGATGGGTCAACACTAAAACCAAAGTCAAGTCCGAATATCGTATCATACTCATTATTAAAGTCTCCAACCTCCCAATGAGTAAATACAACTCCTTCTGCTTTCTCAAGCCAACCTCCTAATATCTGGTGCTTATACTTCTCTGGTCTACGCTTTTGCATAACCTCAACTTGCTCTACAAATGACGGAGACAAGTGCTTCTTATTGTCAAGGTAAGTTGTGTGTATATAGCTGACGTTCTCTTTAACGCCATTGTAACCGTCTGTAATGCCTCTATTCTCAAAGAACCTCTCGTATATCCAATGCTGTTTAGTTGTGGGGTTTAAGATAAGTATACAGCGATTCTGCTTTCCTGTGGCTCGAACAGAGTAGTCTATCTTTTCAAACGATTCCTCGTCTGTAAGTTCCTCTGCTTCATCCAAGACAAATGTCGTAACGCCTTGAATAGACTTGAGTTTGGCTGTCTGGTCTCCACTCGCAGTCTTGATACCACTAAACAGAATGCTGCTCCCTGTTAAGTTATTTATAATCTCGTTCTTTGTAACGGTAAAGTTTTCTGCAATCCCCATCAGTTCAAGCTTCTCCAAGAACTCTGGAATAATAGACATTGATGCCGAAGTCATTGTATATCGAGTAAACAGTATACGGTGTCCAGTTTCGTAAGTAAGCAATACTAAGAATGTGTTTACACCAAAAGACTTACCACTTCCCCTACCACCTGTAATTACAAAGTACCTACTCGGGTCTCTGAACAGAGGATTGTACTTAGGGTTAAGATTTACTTTCCTCATCCTTTATCTCTGTTGCTTCAATATCAATAGTCTCTTCTGGTTGCAAGAAAGATATCACAGGAATGTTTACCTCTTGCTTTACGTTAATGTCCTTCTGCTCTTTCGGTTTACCATACTTGTATTCCCATAGTAGACGTAAGTGTGCAAAGGAATCCTTACTCATCTCAGCAAGTGCCTCCCAAGCTTTCTTCTCGCTTCCAAAGGCTCTCTTCATTGAGCCTAGCGCAAAGTTCTTTATGTCCGCTTCTTTTGCTTTGGGCTTTCTGCCCTGCCCTCTGGACACTCCTTTTATCGCACCGTTGTTTCTACGCCCATCTGAATATGGAACGTGTGGTTTGGTCTCCTTTGGTTCTGGCTTTGGCTTGATTGGTATTCCTAATTCAGCTTTCTTCTCGTCTGATATTAGGCTTCTCTTCTTTGGTCTTGGCATATTTAAATAATAAAGTTCATACCAAAGTGTTTAACTATCTGATTTACTGTGAGTAATACCTAGTCATCAATGTATCAATCTGACTATTGTAATACATAATTACATCATCGTTATCCTCTTTCTGTTGTGCCAATGCTGATTGGTCTTTAAAGTAGGCGTATGCCTTTATAAATGTATTCTTTTTAAGTTTCATATAATTTATTTATTTTTTAGTCCATCAATTATTTTCTTTGCCATTAGTTCAGATAGCTTTAACTCTAGTAATACTTCCTCTATCTTATACTCAAGCCATTCCACATAATAATCTGTTGGCACTTGCGGTCTTAAATCATTGTCCGTAAAAGCATCAAAACCTGTCTCTTCTTTAAATTTTGTTTCTAAATCCATTTCTTTATCTGTCATATCTTGTTTCATTTCCTCTCTCCAACTTTTAGCCCATAATTCAACATTAGTAATTTTTGCTTCATTATTTTCACTATTACTTACAATAGTTTCTATTAAGTCATTAAGAATTTTTTGTTCTTTCATAACTTTAAGTTATTGTGGTTTATATAATACTCGCAGCCATCGTTGACGATAGGAGATTGCATAAAATAACTTTGTCTATACTCATTTGGGTTTGCCGTAAATCTGTAACAAGTAGTTTTAGCTTCACACCCTATTCCCTTACACATTGTAATATCTGCCATAGTTTTAAGATTGTTAGTATATTGAACCACTTATTCCTTCAGAGGCGTAATAAACCTTTGTCTGTTGGTTTCTGGGTCTTATTTTATCTCTTATAGAATCCTTTAACTCATCCTTCAGCTTTTCAACTTCTGCCTTTAAGTCAGACACCTCTATTTTAAGTCTAAGGTTCTCTTCCTCAAAATCAATCTCTGGCTCTCCTGCAAGACCGCAAAATTCATTTCGTATTGAATTATACTTATTCCTAAACAACTTGTCTTGGGCGTAGTCTATTTCAAATTCATTTATCTGATGTAGTACGGTAGCGTGGTTCTGCTTTAACGGTAATGTATTTCCTATGGAGTGAAGCGACATCTGCTTGTAAAACTCCCTAATCAACTTGTAATACATCCTTCTGGCAAACACAACCTCTCTCTTTCTGGTTTTAACGCCCATATTAACACCAGTCTTTTCTTCTACTAATTTCTTAAGATATTCTATCTCCAATTCCATCTAATTCTTTTTTATATTCATTATACGCTTCCATAGCACCTTGTATGCACTCATACTGCTCTGTATCTTTAAAGTACTGTATTAAGAACTGAACCTCGCTTAAGAGCAAAGCTCCGTCTCTCAATGAGAATAGTACATCCTCTCGGCAATCTTCTTTAACTTGTTGATATGTCATCTTTCTTATCTTCTGGCAATTTTTGAATTACAGCTTGAATCATAGCATATAAAGTTGTTACTGCCTTTTCAAGTGTGTTAATTCTCTCTTGCTGGGTTAGTTTCTTTTTTCTCATTTACACTATTCTTCAGTTGTTCCGTCTGGGTAGACATATATACCTTCTACCCAATAAAGGGGGTCAGGAACACCACATCCGACATCTTCCCGAAGTGTTTTGTATATATCCTTCATATTTTCTTTGTGCTGTCTCTCCCATTCTATTTCTTCTTCTCTAGTCATAATATTCCTTTTATAATGTATTCCTCTATATTTTTACCACCTTCAGAAAACCATTCTCTGTAAGTGTTTATTGCGCTAACAACTAATTCTTCGCCTTGAAAGTAGAACTCTTCGCTAACATCGTATACTGCAATATCTTTAGTGTCCTTACATATACACAAGAACTTAAAGTCTTGGTATTCGACACCGAATAAATTACAGTAAATGAAAACCTGACTGGCGTAACCATACTTTCTAGCATTGTAAGGAAAGCTACCCTCCGCAAGACCAGTTGTAGTCTTTAGGTCTACGATTCCATTCGCACCAATAGCATCTGCTTTAGCCCTAAAAGGAATACCGTTAATATTTCCGATAGCTGGCTTCTCGTAATCAAGACCCTTTATTAGCATTTCAGCATCATAACTACTATATATGGCATCAGACATTCTCATAGTCTCTTCATACTCTTTACGCAAGAACGTCATTGGATTGTCGGCAAACGCCTCCTTATATATCTTGGTGTTTCTTGTACTAGCATCTACCCAATTAAGGTGTCCAAACTTCTCGGGTTCAAACACAGCTAGGTGTAACAGCCATCCAGCAGTCATAGCACTTGTTCGCTTATTGGCAAACCTTAGCGACTTATCGTATGCTTTAGGTGATTTGTTTAAGAGTTTTACACTACTACTACTCAAGGCATTTTTGCCTAAATATTCATAGTAGAACTCATCATTATCCATTTGTTTTAAGATAGAATCTTTATCCCAAAACTTTCCGTCAAGTGTAACTATCTGATTACTCATCTATCGTTCTTTTGGCCAGTTCTGGTGCTATAAATTGCATTGGATGAAATTCCTCAAACACTTTGTTAAGAGTGTATCTGATGTCCTCTCTATTCTTCTTACCTGCCTCTGAGTATCTCCACTCAGCAAGTTCCATCTCTTCTTTGTATTGAATTTCCATTCTATCTATCTGCTCATCAGAAAGAGAACCTCGCTCTCTCATCTTCTGAAATAACTCATTTGATTTGCTCATTTTATCTGTCTTATTAGTAACTTAATTAACTTTTCTATCTTACTCAAAATCCATCTCAACGGAGAGTCAAGAACATAGTGTAGTATCATTAGCGCACTCTCAAGCATCCAGAATATGAATACCAGAACGATTACAAATACTAACTTCAGTAAGTTTAAGGGGGATAATATAAATCTTAATAACTTGTCCATTTACTTATTATTTTAAGCAAATATACAAACTATTTAGTAATTAACAAAATATAAACAAAAAAAAGAGGCTACCGAAGCAGCCTCATATTAACGTAAA